TCTACAAAAAAAGGTTTATCTGGAACATTATTTTTTAATATAAATGGTATGTAATTAAACCATTCTAAATTATCTTTATTTATTGCTTCAATTGGATCATCTGGAATAGTTATAACTGTATAATTCTCATTATATGTTTTAGGTTCAGGATTTTCTACAATTTTTATTTTTGTATTGTAATAACTATAATTAGAAACATATGGTTTATGTTTTGTTGTAATAGTTTTATCAATGATACCATATGTTTCTAATAAATTACGATCAGCTCCACCTTTTATTTTTTTAATATATTTCTTTTCATTATTAACTATAATATATCTACCACCTTTTTGTCCAGTACGTATAATATACTTTTTCCCATTAAATTTATGATATTCTTTATTTTTATTCATTTTTACTATTAGTATATATTAATATTAATTTAGGCTTTAAGTTTACAAGATGATGGATATTTTGTAATTTCTGGTTTTAAAGGATTATTATTACCACCATAAGGTGTATATTTTAATATATTTTTATTTAATTTTTGAAGTTTAGTTTTAATTTTACCACCACATTGAGTATTTAATTTGGTAACTGTTAATATCACATATCCACCCATTGGAGCAAGAAATTTACCTCCTGCCATAGAAATAGTTATAATACGATTTGCCATGTAATTAATTAATAAATTATATATATTACTATTTTTAGTATTATCTTCTTTATTATTTTCATTTAAAAAAGTTTTATAAATGAAATTTTTTAAGTCAGGTTCTGAATTTATATTAATAAAATCTATATTAGGAATACCATAATAATTAGTTTCATATATACACCAATTATCATTTTCTTTATGTTTACATATTATTTGAGTTGGATCAATAATATCTGGTGACATTACTCCAAAATTTATTGCAGCTGTATTTGCACAATATACATCTTTACCTTCTTTATTATTTACAGTATATGGATATAATTGTGCAGGGCAATTATCTTGATGTCCTCTAATAAATCCTTTAATACCGAATCTTCTCATTATTGGATATAATATATCAATACCTAATTTAAATGAACCATCACCGCCTCTTACACTATTTTTTGATATAATTCCATCAGATACATCCCCCCATTGTGTTAAATCTTCTTTTATTTTATCTAATGGTTTATAAGGCCATATTTCAACTTTAGTAGTTTTAGGATTATATATTGTCATATTTTTCTCATTATCTGGACTATATACAGGATACATGCCATGCATAAAATAAATACTTTCTGCTTCATTTTCAAATCGTAATGATAACATAACTGGTCCAATGTGACGTATATATTCTTTTAATCTTTCAATTAATGTATTTTTATCAGTTTGATTTATACTTGAATTAAATAAATTTGTGGTTTTTCTAATTATTTCAGAATTAAAATCTTGTACACCTGTAACTTCACATTTACCAATAGATCCTTCATGATTTCCAGCTAATAACATAACCTTACCAGGATTTTTTAATCTTAAATTTATGAAAAAATATAAAATATTTATAGAATTATTACCGTAATCAATTAAATCACCTGTTGAGATAACAAATATGTTATCATTTAATGTATAGTTCTCATCAATATATTTAGATTTTTTCCAATGTTCAATTAAATTTGTTAATGATCTATAATGACCGTGAATATCACCAATTATTAATACTGTAGCATTACTTGAAAGTGTCCAATCTACAAAAAAAGGCTTTTCAGCTTTATTATTTTTTAAAATAAATGGAATATTATCAATCCATTTATCTAAAGACTCTATTATAAAATTATAATCTTCTGGTTTTCCTTTTTTAAAATCATTATGTGAATCTTTAACTATGTTATTTTCTTTATTTTCTACAATTTTAATGTGTGTATTATATACAGTATTCGAATCTTTTTTTGAATAAGGAATTTGTTGAGTTACAATATTTTGATAACTGTTTAATAAATCAATATCTGCACCCCCTTTTATTTTTTTAATATATTTCTTTTCATTATTAACTATAATATATCTACCACCTTTTTGTCCAGTACGTAAAACATATTTTTTTCCATTTAATTTATGATATTCTTTATTTTTATTCATTACAATAATTATATAAAATAATAACTACAATAAAGTGTTACTATTAACAAAAATAAAATGCTCTGGGTGAGGGTTGAACTCACGACTTCTGGTACATAAGACCAACACTCTAACCAACTGAGTTACCAGAGCATATTTGTGCATAATTGCACATATTTATCTATCAATTAATCTTTAAATCATTTTTTATTTTAAAAATAATCAGGTGGATGATCAAATGATAATTTATTTAAATTTTGACAAAACCCATCATTACAATTATTATCTGGTATAGGTGAACGTAAATATGTTTTAATTAATTCATCAATAGTTACTTTAATATAACAAATACTTTCATTATCACAAATTAAAGGTATAGATACATAACTTTTTAAAGTCATTTTCTATATTAATAAAATAATATTACTTTAAATAATAAATTTCATTTAGATATAATAGAGTAATGAAAAATAAAGGTGGTAATGTTAATTTAGCTGAAAATATATATGAAGCATCTGCTACATTTGGTCAAATAGTATCATATTTTCAATTATTTGCTGGATTAATTATTGGTGCATTAGTAATAATTTTAGGTGTTTATTTATTACGTTCTAAACCTTTAGATGGAAAAGGAAAAGCCGTTGTAACTGCTATAAATTGTAATGATACAGATAAAATAAATAATAACTGTACTTCTACAGTACAATTTACTGGTTCAGATGGTAAACAATATTCTGCAAATATTCAAGGAGTATATACTATAGGTCAAGAAATAACAATTAATTATGATCCAAAACATCCAGAAACTGCTAATAAATCTTTATCAAATCGTAATATTGGTATTACATGTATAGTTGTTGGAAGTTTAATATTATTAGCTTCATCAATATGGTTTTATTTAGTACAAAGATATAAAATGGCAGCAGCTGTAAATGGTGTAGGTGAAGCAACAAATATAATAACAAATACTATTTGAATTATTTAGTAAAAAATTGATTTATTATATAAAATAATAAGTAAACTAATTTATTTATTCATGTTATCATTTTTATCAAACTTTCAAAAGACAATTGAAAATGCGCGTCGATATATATTTACAAGGCATCGTCGTATGATTTCACCACATCATACTAACTTGCCTCGTAAAGTGAAGTTTATTAGTCCAAGTGAGAAATTTAATCCATTTCGTTCAACAGCTGCTGAATCAATAACTTATTCAATCCATCTTGAATCATATATTGATGATAAAATATGTCAACCAATTGATAAAATATATCCAATGAAAGTTAAATTTGCAGATTCAATGTATCGTGTACTATTACATGATAGTGGATTAGATTATATTATATCACCTGAAAAATATATTAGTTTAGCAGTTCCAACAATTACAAGATCTTTTGCTAGAAGAATTGTATATAATGCACGTCGTTATAAGAAAACTGTAGTAATAACAGTACCTTTAGATGAAGCAATTATATATATGAAAAATTTACAAAAATATAGTTTTACTGCAACATTGTCTGAAGCTTAAAATTTTCCAATTATTTCACAACCAATCCAGTATTTTTCACCATTCATAATTTGATTTCCTTTATGCCATAAATTAATATCAAATAAAATTGCTTTACCCATTTTTGGTATAATTATTTTTGTAATATTCCAATTATTATCATAGAATACAGTTTCACCTCCATTAAAATCATCATTTAAATATATTAAAAGGGTCCATTGTGTTTTTTCACGATTTTCTAAATTATAATATAATCCAGTATCAGTATGTAATGAAAAACTGTCACCAATATTATATTTTCCTGACATTATAATTTTATTAGGTCGTATAATAGTATTATCATTTTCAATATTATAATTTTGTAATTTTTCATAAAATATATTGGCTAATTTTTCATCATTCCATTTATTATTAGTAAATTTTCCACTATTTGTAAATGGAATACATGTTGTATTTTTATTAATATTTTCAATATATTGTTTACATTCAAATATGTTTAAAAAATGAGACAGTTCATATATCATATTAATAATACTTATATAAAGCTATTTTCATTTATAAGTACAATTAGCTTTAAATTATATTAATAATAAGAAATGTATAAACAATTTTATGGAGCTCAAGATGAATATATATCAAAATTGATTCCAGATAGATTATGTGGTACTTTTATAAAAACCATGAAATATGTAATTGAAGCACAACAAAATATACAATCACATAATACATTATATATAAGTTCAGCAGAAGATGCTGTAAATGGATATGGATATACAAATTTTAAAATAATGGGCGATACAAAAAAAATTCATTCAGTTGAATTAGTTATTGGAGGACAAAGATTTGATAAAATTTATCCATCACTTACACAACAAATGACTTTTTCAATATTTAATACTAATATTTTACCTGCATTAACTCTACATGATTATAAAATAAATATTGAACATAGTGAAACTGTTACTATATATATTGAAAAAGTTAAACTTACTCAACCATTTATTGAAAAAGATAAGGCTGAAATTATATATTCATCAATACAATATACTGGTGAAGAAAAACTTAAAAATGGTATAAATCACATTAAAATGTGTTTTAATCATCCCATTAAAAAGATATTTATTTTAAGTACTACTGAATTATATAGTCTTCAATTACAATTAAATGACTTTATAATTTATTCATGTAATTTTCCAAATATGATAAATGATATGTATGAATATACATTTTTATTTGAAAAACCATTAAATTTTAGTAGAATTGAAAATCCAATTTTAGAAGTTGGAACTGAGACATATTCTTCGATACATGTTGTTGCTGAATCACAAAATGTAGCTACAATGACAAATGAAATGATAGGTATACGTTTTTCAAAATAATTTCCATGTGTAAGGAAGTAAGGGTGTAACTTACTTACATCCTTTACTACCCAAATTCTCAAGTACTTTCGCCCCCTTAATCAAATCTCTTACGAACATTAATCTGCGGTGCATTTGGTTTCTTCTTTATTATGCGTGGATCATAATCCTCTTCTACATCTTCTTCAACATTAACGCCCATCGCACGACGCTCGTCTTCCATTTCTTGTAATCTCCATATTTCTTGTGAACACATTTTGTAATTAACATTAGTATCTGCTTTCCACCAAAATACTTGATCTTCTAACTTGTTTGACTGTGATTTTTTATCAATTACAAGACATTCATAGTTCTCTGTGCACTGGTTCATAACTGTATTGAAAACATCGAAACTCGGGAACATCCCCGCATATTGCTGGTATATCTTTTCACGATCTTTAATCATATTATTGCGCATTATAAATACATAATCAACATTTGCACGTAAAGATGGTGGAATACCTAATGGATATTGCATAGTTATTAATAAAAAGATTTTATAATGACGACCATTCATAAATATATAACGTATATTTGTATCATTTACCCATGCTTTACTATCATATAAACAATCATCTAATATTAAGAAAGCTCGTGGGTCTAAATCAGTTCGACCATATTTCTTTTTTTCATCATTTGCCTGGTCAACAATTTTTCTTTGTCTATCCATAAATTTTTTAATGATTCCTGCATCATATTCATCATATATTAACATTTTTGGGACTACTCTTTCAAATGAATGATTTGCACTTTCTGTGCCAGATATAACAACACCAATTGGTATAGTTGTATGTTGTTTTAATGTACAAAATAATGCAGTGGATTTACCAGTATTACGTGCACCTAAGAAAATTACAACACTATCATCTCTTAATTTAGTAATATCAAATTTACGTAATTCTAATTTCATATATAACTCTACTTCTGTTACTAATATATAAATTAATTTATATAAAGCTTACGAATACAATAAAAATAATTTAAAATGGCACTTTTCCAATTTCTACATCTTGATTAATATTATTAATCATTGATTTCTCAAATTGTATTACATCATGAAGTCGTTGTTCACCACCATATTGTAATTCATCTATTCCTATTTTAAAATAAAAAATTACAAAACTAGATATTAATAATATAATTAATAAAGTTTTTATTTTATCTCCTTTTTTTATTATATAATTTTGATCTTGATTTTTATAATTAAATAATTGATATAATATATATATTATAATTGTACAAATTAATATATATACAACTTGTTTATATATATGATGCTGCATTAATCTATTATTAATTAATGTTTCCTTATTGATTAGAAAAACGCATCAGTTTTTTTTGGAATTATATTTTTTTCATTTAATTTTTTTTGTCTTATTATTTCATTTCTAATATTTAAAGGTACTATACGTAATGGTAATTGTTTTGGTTTTATTTTAATTTCAGTATTTTCATTATTTTCTGGTGTTTTATGATTTTTATCATTAATAGTATCCAATTCTTTTTCTAATTCTTTTTCTAATTCTTCAATACTTTGTGTTTTATTAATTGATAATGGTTTAGATTCAACAGGTTCTATTTCATTTTTAATAATTTCAATAGATTCGCTTTCTTGTTGAAGTTCTTCTTTTACATCTTCTAATTTTTCTGCAATATCTTTTATATCATCTTTAATGTTTTCTATATTTTCTTTAATATCTTCAATTATTTCAACATCTTCTTTATTAGTTGTTATTATTACAATATCATCTTTAATATTTTCAATTATATTATTATCTTGTTTAATATTTTCAATTATTACATTATTTTCTTGTTGAATATCTTCGATTACATCTTCTAAATTTTCTTTAATATCTTCAATTTCTTCTTTGATATTTTCTATATTTTCTTTAATATCTTCAATAATAGGTTCTATATTAACTTGAATTTCAGTATTTTCTTTTTCATCATCACTTTCTTCATCAATATCTTCATCATCTTTTATTTCATTGTCATCTTCTTCACCAACTATTTCATCTTCTTCGTCTTCGTCTTCTTCATTTTCTTCATCTTCTGCGTCTTCTTCATTTTCTTTATCATTATCATCAACTATTTCATCGTCTTCTACTATTTCATTTTCTTCCTCATCTTCCTCTTCTACTTCTTCATCTTCTTCATCTTCTTCATCTTCTTCATCTTCTTCATCTTCTGCGTCTTCTTCATCTTCATCATTTTCTTCATCTTCTGCGTCTTCTTCATCTTCTTCATCTTCTGCGTCTTCTTCATCTTCTTCATATTCTGTGTCTTCTTCATCTTGGACTTATTCATT